TAACGTTTGAAGATGCAGAAACTAAAGCATTTAATCCAGATATTTCAGCAGCAGAACTTTTCACAGCCTCTTCATTAGCTTTTGACAAAGCCTTTTCAAACTCATTAAAATTACCCGTTATTTTACTAATTACATCACTAACACTAAGCCCTGATTGCGCAAGTAAAGTTAAACCCGTTGTAAGCAATGAAACTCCTAATAAAATACCCCCACTACCTAATAAAGACGAACCCAACGCTTTTAATGCGCCCCCCGTTGAACCCGTAGCATTTTTTAATTGCGCAAAACTTTCAACCGTTGCCGTAATGTTGTTACCTATACCGATAATACCAAACGGGGCATCTTGTGCGATACGGCTAAATTGTAAAAGCGCATTGCCACCGTTAGCAACTTTCGGAGCCATTCCCGTAAAGGATTGACCCGTATCCCTAACAGTTGTTTTAAGTTGGTTTAGATTGTTTTTAGCGTCTTTAATCTGAGCGTTTATCTCGGTAGTATCTAAACCTAATTTAAGACGGTCAAGTTTGACTTTGGACAACTCCTTAATATCAAACTCAACTTCTTTTATTTTTTTGTCAAAGTCGGTTTTATCCGCTCCAATCTGAACTTCTAATTTACCTGCACTCATTGTTTACTTATTTTGTCTTGATACTTTTTAAATTCTTTTAAAAACGCCTCCCTTTGCTCTTGACTTATGCCTCCGCTTGTTTTTCTATCACCATCCAAAGGTAAAAAAACCTCTTTGCGCTTTGCCATCTTTTTAGGGTCTTGATGCGGAGCTATGTAAGTAATCCACGCCAACTCCCTTAACTTTCGCCATTCGTATAAATCCTTACGCTTATAAGCAAAAAGCCTGATTTGAAATTCTGCCCACGTCATAGCGTACACGAAATCCAAATCAGGACAATTAAGTTCACCTAAAGCAAAAGTTATTACATCCTCTGCCCAGTTTATTTTTTCGTTACTTTTTTTTTATCGTTTGTTTGCGGAACGTCTTTAACTAAAGATTGTCTAAAAGCATTAAAAAAGTCTATAACTATTGTGCCGTCAATTCCCGCTTCATCAACCCACTCTGTAATATCAAACACGTCAAAAGGCGGGTTTTCATTTTTACGAGTATAACCCCACGCACACGAATAGTACATAATTAAGGGCATCCACTTAAAAGGATTATCAATTATTTTTTGGTCTATTTCACCAATAGATATATTTTCCTTTTCGAGTAAGTTTCCTAAAAAACCTAAGCCAAAGTAAAACGTTCTTTTTTCGCCTCCTAATTCAAGTTCGATTTGTTTCATTAGTCGTTAGGGTCAGTTAATACTATTGCACCGTCACCATCTAAAGTAGCTGAAAACGTTGTTACCTCGTCACCGCTTCCAAAGTCAGCAGATAAATCAGTAATATAAGCCTCACCGTAATACTTAACCGAAGTCGCATCGTCTACGTTAGTATCAAGTTTCCAAGTTACCTTTGTCTTATTTTGTTGCAATAAGAATAACGCATCGTGTGAAGCCTTAGCATCGTCGCCTCCAACAGTTGTAGTGTCGATGTATTCACCCTCAGCATCGATTGAATAGTTAAACTGTCCTGGCGTTTTCTTAACCACGCCTGGAAAACATTTAGTAGTACTTTCAATTACAGAAAGTGTAGAGTTTAAGCTGTTTGAAGTCAAACACGCAATAGGTTTATAGGCTGCGGTGTCCCAAATATATAGAATACCTTTTTCTCCTTTAATACTCATAGTTGTTATTTTTTTTAATTAATTAATTGTTTCAAAGATAGTAAATTATTTATAATGATTCTAAATAATTTTATTTTTTATTCTAAAGTTAAAATTACCCTGATAAAGTTACGATAAACCGTTTGCGTTGCGGTGCTGCTGTCTAAATTCGACGGGAACTCGTAACGTCTGTTTAAGACTGTGAACCCGTCTATTTCTATATTAGCTATTAACCCTAATATAGTGTTTTCCATATCGTCATTAACTAATCGGCTGCCAACATTACCCGCACCGTTGTAAATCTTAACAATATCGAGTAACGTGTAAGTAATCCAACGGTCACCGCATTTCGTTGCCTTATCTATTTCTTTGTCTTGAGTAGATATAATAACGTATTGAGTAGGATTATCGTCTCCCGTAACTTGCATATCATAACAAGTGTAAGTTGAATTAACTGCATCGTATATCGCTTGGCGAACGAATTTATTTGGATTTACCATATTTGCTTAATGCTTTTTTTAACTTATCTAAATACTCGGCTCTACCTCTTAATAACGCTGGGTATAAAAACGGTCTTGCTCTTAGATTTATTTTCTTTATTCCTTGCCCTTTAAATTTTATCGCTTGTTCTTGTAATTCAGTCGGCACTTCAACAAGTCCACCCGTTCCAAACTCCACAAACGGGGCATAAGGTGCTAAAACTCCACCCGCTTCAATAGTCCAATTCAAAGGTGTATCTTTTACAGCTTGTATCGACTGCCCTAACTTGCCTAAGTCAGTAGGGGCGTTTTGCTTTGCGTACTTCTCAATATTTCGTGCAACTTGCTCAGTAACCGCTTCAATATCCTTTTCGGCTTCTTGACCGTATTTACGCAAATTAGATAAAACAGTATTTAAGCCTTTTATTTCCATTACGTTCTTTGTGTCGCTACTATTTGCAAATCGATATTGTCTAAATCAATATTTAAAAGTGTTTCAATATTGTACACTAAGCCGTTGTAATTAATAAAATTGTCTTTAATCGACAAACTCAAATCGTAGCGGTTACGGACGGTAAATACTGTTTGTGTGAAATTATCGTTTTGCCCGTTTTCGTTTAACCTTGTCGCTCTTTTGGTTTCTACATTTGCCCACATCGTAAAAGCTAAAGCATCGGTAACGGTTTTACCTCCGAAGCCATCAGGAACGTTTGTAGTTGACCAAATCTGTATTTGCTTTGTGTATTTTCGTGCTAACATTATATACAATCTACTTCTATTAAAACTTTATTCCACCAATCAATAATTGATGTGTCTAATTTTGTGCCGTCATCTTCCCAACTATTTATAATCTCATTAATAATTAGTTTAACTATTGATTTGGTATTATCTTTTAATGTATTGTCATCATCATATTCTAAATGACCTCTTGAATCCGCAAAACAAACAGCAGAATTGTATAGTTTAATAGCTTTATCTCTTGGCGTTTCCATAATCATATAAACCGTCTATTAACATCAATACTTTGCATTACTGACAAAGGGATTAACGTTGTGTTAGCTTGTTTTTCGCCTTCGTAAAACCAAACCTTAATAACTTGCAAAGCCGCATCGATTAACTCGCTTGGTATATCGTCAACTTCTTCATAACCAATATTAAGAGTTACCATATCGTTAACCGTTGGAACTATTGCTTTGTTAGTCTTGTAAACTATGCCGTCTATAAATCCCTCACCCTCTGGGTTGTTTATAGGATAATCGTAAACAGTAGCTTTTTGAACTAAAGCGCAATCTTTATAGTACACTTTATTGCGTGTCTTAAAAATATGCTGCGTTCTTTTTTCAATAAACGACAAAGACGAGTTAATCATTTGCGTAATTTCATCGTCTGTAACCGTTTGGTCTTCATCGATACGCAAATATAACTTCGCTTGTTCTAAGCTAATAACATCGGTATAGTTTGTCATTTTTTCTCTTTTGGCTCTTTAACCTCTTTAACCTCTTTAACTTTCAATTCAATTAACCCCTCTTTTGCCTTTTCTTTGGCTTCCGCTTCGGTTAATTCTATTTCGTCACCTACATTGTAGCCCGTACGATTTGATAGCTTATAAAAGCCTTTAATTACTTTGTATTTCATTAGTAACAGTATTTTTCGTTAATATTATACGGTACGTTTTGCGGGAACTCAAAATCTCTTAATTGTCCGCTGCAATCGTTTTCAACTATTAAAACAACCGAACCATTAGGTAAGAAGTTTTTTTGTTTAACAATACCACAATTACAGTCTAAAATTTCGCCCTCCGCTTCTTGCTCTGTGCTACAACCTACTAAGGTTAAGATAGCCATAAATAATAATTTTTTCATAAGTTTAAGTTTTAATTAGTCAAAGATATAAAATTTATTTAGAATAATTACAAATAGATATAAAAAAACCCGCTACAAATTGCAACGGGCTTAATAATCAACTTTAAACTAAACTTATTCTGTTGCAGTAAAGTCACCGTAAACCAATGCTAACGGTTGCTCAACAGCTAAAGCAACTTGTGCTTCAATACGTGCTGTGATGTTGTTGTTTACAAAGTTTGAACCCTCAGTTTCTGAAAACTCTAAAGATAATCCCTCAGTCGTGATTTTGTTAACTCTAGTCCAATCACCTACATAGTATTTGTTAGCAGCTAACCAAGTAGCTTTAAACACTTGAACACCAGCAACTCTTAAAACTCCACCCTCATAAGTAACGGCTGATTCTAAGTCTTGTTTTGCAGTTTTCAAAATATCTAAGTAGTCAGATGGACGGATAACAATACCGTTTACCATATAGTTTAAATCTTCTAATTTACCAATCTCATTGATAAGCATTTCAGATTTAGAACTTCCCGTAATTACCTCAGTTGAAGCCGTAGCGTCAGCAGCCAATACAGTATTAAAAGCAGCGTTCTCAGCTTTGAAGTAGTCACGTCTTAATAATTGCGGAATTGCAGTTGTGATGTAAGACAAGTTGTTACGCATTTTTTTAGAGTAACGAGCGAAACCAGCGATAAAGTTAGTTGACACGTCAACAGCAGTAAAATCGTAATCTCTTTGTGATTTTGCACTTCCCTCAGTTTGAGCAGCAATAGAACCCTCTCCAGCACCTTCAACAGTATAGGTATAAGTACCACCGTTAATGTTAATGTTACCAGTTAAGTCGGAAACGTTAACCATTTGCGCTGGAAACTTAACAATATCAAAATTGTAGTCTCTCGGCTCTTCTCCCGTAAAGTTAGCAGTAGTCATATTGCCCACAGCTTTCAATCTTACTTTGTTGTTTTCACCAACAGAAGCAATTTTTTCGGCATTATCTTTAATCAAAGATTTGATAGCGTCAACTTGTGCGCTGGCTTCGGCTTTCGCTTTCTCTTGTAATTTTAAATCTAACTTATCGGCGTGGTCTTGTAACTTAGCCAAGTCAGCGTTAAATTTACTTTCCAACTCTTCTCTTACTGATTTGATCTCAGCGTCGAAAGTTGATTTGATAGAAGCGGTTAATTTTGTTTCAAAAGCATCAATTGCGCTTTTTACTTCGGTAGCGGTTTTAGTTTCCAATCCGCTTTTAATGTTTGCCAATTCGGCTAATAATTTTTCGTCCATTTTTATTTAATGTTTAACGAGTTTGTAAATTGTTTTAAAGTTTCTAAAGTAACAAGCGGCTCAGTAATCAAAGTGTCCGATTCGGACGGCTTCTTATCAAGTGCTTTTAAAATTGTTTCTATTTGTCTTAACCTTTCGTCTGAATAATCAAGGTTGTACATTTTCTGTATTAATTCCAAAGTGCCGTAAACGGTTTTTATCCCTTTAATATCTTGAACGGTGCTTAATTCGTTAGCCGCCCAACTTGAAAGGAATGAGTACTCCATTAACTTGTATTCAGTAATGATTGACTTATTCTTTTGGTCACGTTGCATAACACGATACCCAATACTTAACTCAGCATTTACGCCCGTTTCGTGCATTAACTTAACGTCCGTAAACATATCCTTACCTAAAGGCTTATTCATATTGAATTGAGAAGTAGTCAATAAGCCATAAGTATCTTTCGTGTCAATAGACAAAGGCACACCAATCATCATAGTAGGATTGTGGTCTTTCAATACTCTAATACGCTTAAAGTTTTCCGCTACCGTCTTATCAAAAGAACCATAAGCGGACACGTCTCCGTCACTATCTTTAAAATTGTAAACATTGGCATAAGCCACAACAACGCCCTTTTTTTCGTCTAAATCTTTTAGGTCGTATGCTGATTGTTTAAATGAAATTTGTTGCTCCATAATGCAAATATATAAAATTATTTATAATCATTCTAAATAAGACTAAATTATTTTTCTTATTGGTAACCCGTCCTCGTCCTCTTTAACCGTAAACACTACTTTACAACGGCAGTTAATAATATTTCCCGCTGCTCCGTTTGGTGCGCCCGGATATTCCAACTCTTCGCCTCCAACAAAAAACGGGCGGTCTGCATCAACTGTTACACCGTTCATATCTAAATGGTCATAAGGCGATTTAGGCGGTCTGCGTGTTCTATTGTCTTGTGCGCTTATCCACGTCTTTTGTAATTCGTATGGGCTGTCTTGTGCTGCTAATACAGTGGCTAAGTTAGTAGCCGTTGTGGTTTCAGTTCGTGCAATTCGTAACGCTTGTGCTTTAAACCAACCGAATTTATTTTGTAGGTTTCGTGTTATTTCTGCAACGCTTAAATTGTTTTCGTAACCGTCTGCAATAACTTTTATAATTGATTCGATTAAGGTTTGATGTACTGAAACAATCCTTAACCCAGCGTTTGTTTGTAACCATTGATTAATTACTCTTTCAAAGTCTATATCGGCTTTTAATTGCCTTGTAGTTCGTCTGTATTGCGCACCTATTAAAACGTTATACAATTCAATATACATTGCCTTAATTTGGCTTTCGGTAACGTTAGAATAAATCAAAGCATCATAAGTAAGTTTAGCCATATTACCAAAAGGTATATTATTGACTATTGCCAATACATTACGCCTTACAACTCTATATGCTTGTATTTCTTGTCTTATTCTAAGTTTGTCCATTTAACTCTTCTAAGGTTGGGTCGTTTAAATTAACTAAGTTATTCGGGATGTAAACCTCGTTCATCATATCTTCATCGATTGCCTCGTAGTTGAAAACCTCACGTCTTTCATTTAGTGTTAATGGAACTGTATTAACCCACTTAGCCATCGTTTCCATATCGGTTTGCATTTCGGGCATTTGGGTAATATCAAATTCCATTTCTGCATTTTCATAGCCTTTAAACTTGCGAATAAACTCAGGGTTTAAGTAAGACGCTAACAAATCCAAATCAGGTTTAATATTGTCAATCATTACCCTTTTACGAGCTTCGATAAGTGTATCGGTAAAACCACCGCCCCCCGTTGTGCGTCTATCTTCATTTAATAAGTTAACATCCCAATTTAAACAGTTTGCAAGTGTACGTCTATCATTACTTAAAAACTCGAAAGGCTTTAACTCGTCGGTTGTTAATGAAATTCGGGTAAATCCTATCTTAGCACTTGCCCCCTTGATGTTAGCTAACCTTTCACTTGAGTTATCCATTTCGACAATTCTATCTTTTAACTCTTGCGCTTGTTCTGGTGTTAAAGCTGTTTGCGCATCGGCAGCGTGTACGAAACCATAAACCCCGCTGTTCTGTGAACTCTTAACGTTGCTATCAATAAAACTATTTGAACTATTGATATTTCGTATTGCTGCCATTAACTCACTATAACCGTATAATTGTGTACCGTTGTAGTCAAAAAATGGATTAGGACGTTTAATGTGAATGATACTATCAGCTTCAAACTTTATAAACTGATTCCCTTGCTCCATAACGTAGTAGTCAATCGGGTTGTCTGTGCCTATCATTGCTGCATTAGGTTTTAATACTATCTTAACCCAATGCGACGGCAAAATGTGTAATTGCAACGGTACGCCTTTATTAATCCCGTCTTGTGGTGTCATCTTATAGAAGTAAACATTACCACAAACCTTCAAATATAGCTTGTAAAGGAAAATTAAATCGTTCCACGTTTGCAAAGTGTTTGGACGCTCTAACGGCATTGGTAAGTACTCGTCCGAATACGTTTCTGCTTTTATCTTTGCTAATTGTTTCTTTTGTTGTACTGTTAACTCAATCGGGAACGACTTTACTAAAGATAGTTTCTTTTCGTCTTTTATCTTTTTAACGTAAAAAGGAACAACAGTAGACTTAGAAGCCATTTGGTTGACCATTGCATTAACGTCGGGATTCTCACCATAACCCCTAACTAATAACGTGGCTAAGTCTTGGTTATATGTATTTGTTTGACCGCCTAACAACCTAAACACCGCTTCATACAATTTATTTTGTGTATATGTTTGCGGATTGCGAAAAGCCTCCCAAGCCGATTGAAGTCTATTTTTTGCCATTATATTATATTTTGTTTCAAAGATATAAAAATTATTTATATTAATTCTAAATAACGATTAAAATGTGAAAAACGTTTGTCTAAGTTCAAAATAAAAGCGCATTGCCATTGCATCAGAGTAGTCAGGAGAATGACCTATTAACTCTTTTACTTTCTCTTTTGGCAGTATTCTCAGCTTCCCGTCTTGGTCTATCTTATCCCTTTTTACTTGCTCCAATTCTTTAACGATAATATCTTGCATATCGGTGCTATCACAGTTAATATAAAGTTTGTTTTGTTGTATCGCTTCGGCTAATTTATAATAACATTGCGTTTTTAGGTTTTGATATTCTACTGTCAGGTTTTCCTCTTTTAATGCTTTAGAACCATTTACAAAGCCTTTACACCTTACAATATCCACAACACCACCACCTACACCATCCTCATCTGCAATAACATTACTTAAAGGTACTTTGTGTTTATTCATTAGCGATTTTATAGCGTTGGCGGTTTCGGTTATACTTGACTTATCGAGCGTGAATATTTCAACTACTCTAAAACCTGACCAAACAAGTATAACCATTTTATCACTACCATAACGGGCAATATCGGCACTAATGAACATATCGCCACTATCAACAAAATCATTGGTAAAGATATTTTGTATCTTATCAAAATCTATTAGCCTTGCGGGGTCGTTATCAAATTCCCAATTACCGTAATAAAGACGTTGTTTACTGTTTTCGTCTAATGCGAGTAAACTATCTAAGTAAGACGGTGGTAAGTTTGGGTTATCGGTAGGCAACGACTGTATAAACTTTCTGCTTTCAGGCATTGTGCCGTTTGCAGTTGGTAAATAAAACTTTGAGTAAGTCCAATTTTTTGCGGGGTTACAAGTTCCTAATATTTTAGGGATAAGATTGTAGTCTGTTAGCTTGTAACGAATACGGGAGGTAACTATTTGCCAAGCCTTAAAAGATATTTGATTGCACTCATCAATAAATGCACCCGTTATCTCTAATGAACCTAAACTATCAAAGTTGGGGTCTGCTGGATAAGAATACAAATCTTTTAAAAGTATTTCGCTGCCGTTTGACCACGTTATAACGCCCGTTTGACTGTTGTAGTTGTAGTCTTTAGAAAGCTTAAGTTTTGAGGTTAACTCAAAGAAAGTATTAAGGGTTGTTTCTTTTAAGGTTTTTAATTTTGAACGTCCTATTAACCATCTTGTAGCTGGGTAAGTTTGGCATTGCTCAATTATCCAAAGAACGCCCAAAGCCGATTTGCCACCACCCGCAGCACCTCCATAAAGTATCTCTTTAGTTATATTGTCTTTTAGATAATATACAGCGTGTTCTTGTTTAAGAAGTAGTTTCATTTGGTTTTATTCCCGAACCTAAACTAATAACGTTTGATGTGATTTCACCCTCTAAAGCGTTGGTCTGCATAGACAGCTTTCTTAACTCTTCATCAGTAGATAGCAACTTCATTAAGCCCATTTGTAAAGTAGCGTTTTCTGATTCATACCACTTTTTACGCATCAAAACTTTAGTGTTTGTTTTCTCTTTAAATATCGCCTCTTTTATTGCTTCCGATTTTTCCAACTCCAAACCGTAAAAAGTAGATGAGGCGCAAGGCAAAAATGCGATTACGTCTTGAATAAAAAACAAGTTATTTTCTGTAATAGCTTTAACGGCTTTCTCTTCTAATTCCTTTTTATCGTACGCCATCTTTTATTAATTTCAAACAAGTAAAACCTACCTTATGTGCTAAAGTAGGTAAACAGAGCCTTTAATTTACCTCTGCCTTGTAGTTAGTTCAGCCCTAATGTCCTTAATTTAATTGTGTTTTGTATTTCTTCAAATATAGCTGATTCAAATTGCAGTATGTAATCCGCACCGCTAATGACTACACCCATATTTTCACTGTCTACTACATAAACGCCATCTACTCGGTTAACGTCGAAATAGAATATTCTGTATTCCTGACCTTCGTCTGTATCGATAAGTAGTTTGGCTGTTATCATATATGACAAATATACAAAACTTAATTTAAAATGATTATAAATTACAAAAAAAGTTTAAAAATGTTTTGTTGGTAATTAAATTAACACTACATTTGACAAATAATTTAAAACTTTTAATTATGGACTACCAAACAATCGAATTATACGGAGTTAAGCTAACAGTAGGCTATACCGTTTCGGGGCGATACATTCCCGCTACTCGTTATGAACCCGAAGAGCAACCCGATGTAGTAATTGAAACTGTTACGGCTTACGACAGCGAAATAGATTTGTTACCGCTATTAGAACAGTACGAAGAAACTATTTACGAATTATTAAATGATAAGTTATGAACTCACACATTATACCTTCAGCAACAATAGCCAAAATCAAAAAGCTAAACATAGAAATTCAAGGGTTGCGAGAAGTTAGAGCGCTTGTAGGTTTAAAACCTAGACAGGAACTAAACTTAACCAACAAAGAGAATAAATTAAGTAAAATTTTAAAACAGATATAATGGGAACAACAACCACACCGAAATCAGACTTGGAAATATACCAAGCGTTACGCATAGAAGCGTTAGAACAAAGAAACGCCTATTTAGAAAAAGAAATCAAACAAGCTAAAGACTTATTTCAAGACATCATAAACGATTGGGAAGTGTCAAGCTTTGAAGAAGTTAAACCAAACGTACTCGACAATATGTTTCAAAACCCCTTACAACAACTTAATAATTTATTCTAATGAAAGGCGAAACAATTAGCGAGCAAACTTACCGCCCCCGACAATTAGCGATAAAAACAGCTAAGAACACAAAACATCAATCCTTTACCTATATCGGTAGAGGGTTGGTTAAAAAGGTTGAGTTATGAAACTGTATACAAGAAGGGACATAAAAGATGCGGTTGGTAAAAGTGAATCATCAATCCGTGATTGGTTTTTTAAGAATCAAGTAGAACCTACCGAGATAAGATACAACGTGTCGAACCTCCCCGTTTTTTTCTATTCTCAAGAGATATTTGATACCGTTGTTTTACACTTTAGAAAGCGTAAAAAGATTTACGAATGGTTAAACGAAAGAATTTCAAAGGATATTATTTGCGATGCGGACTTAAACCTTATCATTCCCAGCAGACTAAACTACGTATCGAAACTCTAATTTAGAACCATTCTTAACTAATAAATGGTTATATTTGTATAACTTTAAAACTTAATTTTTATGAGTAACTTACCAAAAATCCAAGACTTGTATAGCGACAAGTTGGTGGCACAAAAAAACGATGCCTTTGTTACGCTAATGAATCAAGCCCCTAACCAAAAGTGGGTTAAAGAGCACCCGTTTATCAGGGGTTACAAATATCTACCAATTGAGCGAGTTGAGTTCTTATTAAAATCAATCTTTAAATCTTATCGTATTGAGGTTACTGGTCAAGGCACAGCTTTTAACGGTGTTTGGGTTACAGTTCGAGTTCATTATTTACACCCGATTACGCAAACGTGGGAGTTTCACGATGGTATTGGAGCAAGCCAATTGCAGACTGCAAAAGGTACAAGTCCAGCAGATTTAGGAAACATCAATAACGGTGCTTTATCTATGGCTTTCCCGATGGCAAAAACTATTGCTATTAAAGACGCTTGCGACCATTTTGGCAATTTGTTTGGAGCGGACTTAAACCGTAAAGATGTTATCAGCTACGATTTAGATTTAACATTAATTGAGTTAACGCCGGACCACCCTAATTGGGATAAGGCTAAAGAAGCTGTTAAAAACGGCAATTTGACTATTGAGCAATTAAGAAAAAAATACACTATATCAGATGAAAACTATTCCAAACTTCAAAATTAGAGCCAGCGCGAGTGGTTCGCTTATGACAAACGCGCGAAACAAAAGCGAGTTGCTTTCTGAAACTACCAAAACTTATGTTCAAGAATGGTTAAAAGAACACATCTACGGTGTACGCAAAGAAATTAGCAACAAATATTTAACTAAGGGTATTGAGTTAGAAGATACCGCGATTGATAAGACTATTGAGTGGTTAGATTTACCGATGGCAATTAAAAATGAACAGTTTTACGAAAACGATTATTTTTGCGGAACGCCTGACTTAATCGTAAATGATACGGTATTCGATATTAAATGCAGTTGGGATTGTTTCACATTCCCTTTATTTGAAAATGAAATACCAACTAAGGGCTACTATTATCAACTTCAAGTGTATATGGAATTGTTAGGGTTGAAAAAAGCTAAACTTGTTTATGTGCTTTTGAATACACCCGAAAATGTAGCAAGTTGGGAGGTTAAACACAATTACGATAACTTAGATAAAAAATATCGAATTAAATCGTATGAAATAGAATACGATGCCGAAGTAATAGAAGATTTAAAACAAAGAGTAACAAACGTACGCGAGTACATAAAATTGATAACAAATGAGTAAAATTCAGATTACCTTAGACGCGACAAAATTACGCGGACTTGTAGCCAATAGAAGCTACCAAAATAAAAATGGCGAAACCGTAACAGTTCAAGAAGTAAAGTTTGAGTTAGTTCCAGTTAAAGAAGCTAAAACTATTTTTACAGCCGATAAATACCGAATTGATAAAACGCATTTCGCAAGTGTAATTCAGACTAAAGAGGAGCGCGATGCAAAAGCAGCCACAGTTTATATTGGCGAGGGTTTTACAACGGTTTGGAATAATGCAGAGCCTATACCAGCCGTTCCGATGGCAAGTAATGAAGAAGAACACGACGATTTGCCTTTTTAACAAAATTTTTACCGCGTTTTATTATTTTAATTCGCGGTAATTTTTTATATTTGTATTTGTCAAGCTCTACTGACGTTTAAAGTTTAACGCCCAAATGGGTGTAACCGAGAAACCGACATTAAGTGTAGAGCCTTTTTGTCGGTTTTCTCATTTTATAACACTATGGAAAAAAGCTATTTAAAACTACTAGCATCAAAGGGGTACTCAATTATTCCTTGCAAACCCGATAAGTCACCCGACGGAGCGTGGAAGCTAAACCAAACAAAAGCTCGAACCGTTGAAGAAGTTGACGCGCTTAATTGTGAACTTTACGGTTTAGTTACGGGTTATAATAATTTAGAAGTGATTGATATTGACTGTAAAGTAATTACGGACTTTCACGAACAAAAAGCATTTTGGAGCGAGTTTATTTCGTTCTTATCCGATAACATTGAGGATTTTTATAAGAAGTTTGTAATTAAGAAAACAAAAAACAAAGGGTATCATATTCTTTACCGTTGCGAAAAAACGCAAGGCAATACAAAGATAGCAAAGTTAAAAGGAGCGAGCGAGGCATTAATTGAATCGCGGGGGATTGGTGGTATGGTTATCGCGTATGATGACACAGTAGGTCAACTTAACTATCAAGACATTCAAACTATTTCGGTTGAGGATAGGGATATTTTGTGGAGTTGTTGCGCGGTTTATAACTACATTGAACCCGAAGCGGACACAGTAGCACCAGCACCCGCAAAAGTAGTTACAGAATTTTCAGAAAGCCAAATTAAACCGTGGGATGACTTTAACCAAAAAAATACTGTTTGGGATTTGATTAGTTCGGAGTTTACAATACCATCGAACGGAAACAAATCGAAACATATTTTAGTTAAAAGGCACGGGGCAACATCGCCACACTCAGGATACATTTTTAAAGATAGCGGGTGTTTGTATCTATTCAGCACGGGAACAATTTACCCACACGAAAAACTATTAACCCCGTTTCACATTTATACTTATCAAGTTCACAACGGGGATTTTTCGGCATCGGCTAAAGAACTGTACCAACTTGGATATGGTTCACGCGCTAAAAAGATTGTGCAAAGGCAAGCCGAATCATTACCCGATAATACCGAACTAATCGAAAACTATCTTTACAACAAAGAGGATTTAATATTCCCGATTGATATTTTTCCAAAACCGATACAGTCTTACGTTCTGGAATGTAATGAGAAGCTCGACAGTAACATTGACTATATGGGGTGTAGCTTACTTTGGTTAATATCCGTTTGCATCGGTAACGCTATTGAAATAGAAGTTAAACGCGGTTGGACTGAGAACGCCTCTATTTGGATGAGTTTAGTTGGTAAGGCGGGTATAGGAAAAACGCCATCGATTAACAATGTTATTTTTCCGCTACTAAAAATCAACTCGCGCGAAATTAAAAAGTATTACAAAGAATTAGAGAAGTGGGAATATTACAACAACCTTACAAAAAAGGAGCAAGCCGAAAGTATAGAAGTTGAGAAGCCAATTAAAACTCAGTTTATCGCGAATGACATTACACTTGAGGCGTTAGTTGATTTGCATCAGGAATCA